AGCTTCACCTTCAAGGTGACCAAGGCCACTGATAGATGAAGCCGCCGTACTTGAATAAGTGAGGCCACTATCGACAAAAAACGCATCAGCTTTTGTTTCATCTTCTTCAGTGTCAAATTGATTAGATAAATATTCAACATAGCGCCTCGTTGTTCCGTTGATGGTTCTCTGGACGATCATCCAAAGTTCTTCCTCGCCTGTCGTAGACGAGGGGATCACGGCCAGACTTTCGACAACTGAAATAGCCTGATCGGTTGTGGTTAGCCGCGTTGTGTCACTTGACGTTACCGTGAGCGGCCCCGCACCGGCTCTCGTTGTTTCCTCGACAGTAACAACGGCTGCTGCCGGATTGGCTACCGTAAAATCTGCATGAGCATTGATGGCCGTATAAATGTTATCCGCTGTCGTATTGTTATTAGTCTGAGTTCTAAATTCATCCGTTCCAGCAGTTCCTGTCGTAGATGTGAACGTCACGGTTGACCCGTCGGACTTGGTAAACGTCAGCGTGGTTCCGGCCGCAATGTTTGCATAATCCGATACGGTGATTGTGCATGAACCTGACACGCCGCCCAGCTTGTGTCTGTGCCATGCGACGACTTGCTGTTCGCGCAAGTAGGTCATGCCGATCAACTGGCCGTCAGCCTTCACCCCCCAGATAATTGTCGAGGGTTCCTGTTGGTAGGCAATTTCCGTAACACCGCCCTTTGCCACCTGATTGGACAGGATAGTCAGATCGGGCGATTGGAAACTGTCGCTGTCGAACTGGTAGACAAACTCGCGAATTTTGCGCTGCTGGCGCTGGATAAAGACAACAACATTATCTATTCGTATGGGCGTATGACTTGCCGATCCCCGTGTACCTTCCCTGACTACCCTGACATTTGTCGGAGTAAGTGCATCTGCCGTGGTTGATCCTGAGATAATGAACTCGCCGCCCACCGTGCCGATGGCCATAACCTTTCCAGGCGACAGCCATTTGATGACGTTGACCTGATCTGTGGCCAGGGTGTAGATCGTTGGATCATCATCCAATGTGCCTGGGGTATGGTTTTCATAATCGCCGGACTTTGATCCCCATAGTGTTTGGGGCTGTTCCGTTGACCCTGCCCAGAACAGGCGTTGTTCGTAGAAAGCCACCGCCGCCGGAAACCCTGTCGTGTCGCACCAGGCGCCCAGACGCCATTTGGTTTCAGCCGTCGTGCCGCCAAAGGTAGCATTAACGGTGACCGTTACCTCTGTCGTACTGGTGCGGCCCGTAACCGTGGCGTACCCCCACTGGATGCCGCCGTCGCGCAAAAACTTCCATGTGCATTCGTTGTCTACAATCTCATCGCCTTCGCCTGATGGCCCGCCAGAACTGTCACTGTCGCCAGCTTTTAGGCATTCATATACGTTGCCGCTGTTGCGCTTAACGTCACCAACAGCATAAGCCGTGCTTGCTGCCCATGCCGCTGCCTGATGGCCGATAGATATAATGCGGCCAACGTCGGTCGTCTGGAAACCGTCGCCACCATTGATGCCGGTGACGGCACTGGCCGTAATCGTTCTTGACGAACCCGACGCATGGCTTGGTGTTAAAGTTGTCGTCGTAATGTTTTCGTCCTGGTACGGTCCGTCGGTAAACGTAATGTCGGAGATTGTCCACGATGTATGCGCCGTGCGCGTCAGCTTCCTTGGCGTATAACTGGGATGCGCGATGTAGAGAACGTCAGCCGATTGAGCAAACTGCAAATCAAAGAGGTCTGCCGTGGCATAGGTTGTTGTGACGGTGTATACCCGCGCTGCCGTGCCGGCAGACGAGTAAGCGGTGAACCCAGTAGAATTTATGTTTGTGTCATCAACGTCGGTCAGTTCAAACGTGTTCGTGGTTTTATTCTTGATCTTATAATACTTGCCGTTCAATTCGGTCATGCCAACGACAGAGGCAATATAGATTTCGTCGCCATTGTCATAGCCATGTGAGGTTGCGGTCACGACGCACGGGTTGGCCTGTGTCGCTCCGCTGATCGTTTTGTTGGCTTCAAGAATAGACCCGTTGTCCTTGTAAAAACGGACATACAAATTGCCAAACTCAATGCAATAGGCTTGTGTGGTTGAGAACTCAAAAGGGATCAGACGTGTCTTTGCGCTTGATGTCTTGACCTCTTTAACGAAGCGTGTGCCTGGACGGCGTGTAATGCCGCCGTGAGGCTGAACAATAAAGTTCTCCAGAGTTTCGGCGCCGTTGGCATACTTGGTAATATCGACACGGCCATAGAGGTCTTTGGCTAACTCACCCGCCGTCCAGTTTGTCTTAATGGTCGAAACGCGGGACATTTATGACCTCGCTTCAAGCCATGTGTTTTCGCTGGCAGAAAGTGTTTCCTGGGCATCAACCAGCCGCGCTTCTTGTATTAATGACGCATAGGCTGTCGATGCAGACGCCACCACGGTTTGCGAAGACGTGATTTCATACGCCACGTCAGACGCAAGACGCATGGCATAAGCTTCCACAAACTTGGCATCATAAATCGATGTATCCGTAATGTCTTTAATGTAAAGGATGTTTAAGGGCGCGGCAGCATCGGTTGCAATGTTCCGGCCTTCCACCGACCATTCCTCTGTCGTGTCCACTTCGATAATGCGAAGGCAATCAGACGGCCAGGGAAAAGAATTGGAATATTCCCAAACGGGTGCGGTTGTGTCAGCCGCCAAGGCGACACGGGTCATGGCAAAGTTCCAAGGGTGATCGCGCAAGCAATATTGACGCGACTGTTCATGGATGCGGTTAATTGCGCGGCCCTCAACCGTATCATCTGTCAGCGCCGTAATTGGGTTAGCGCCCAGATAGGTCAGACCTTTGTTGGCAATGTCTACGATTGATCCGGCCATATAAAATCTCCAAAAGAAAAGGGGAGGGACAAGCCCTCCCCAATTCAGTTAGTCAACGATGTAATGAATGATGAAACTCATATCACCGCCGGTTCCACCTTCCGCATGCATGGTTGCCGCGACATAGTAGAAACCGCCTGGATCAGTTGAATCACCAGCCAATTCATACATCTTCTGGCCGCAAGTGTTAATGTCTGCCGCTTCGTGGCGAACATCAGCAAGTGCAGCAGCATCAGCGACTGCTGTAGCAAAAACGTCTTCGTCTTTGACCACGCCAGCCGATGTGTAGATGCCTACGTTGAACGTGCAGCTTCCACCAAACGTATCGGACCCGATAAAGATATGGGGAACAGATGCGTTCGACGGGATGGGCGCCAACATAACGATGTCGTTATCGTTGGTATCCCCAGCCGCAAGCGCCACAGTACCTTGTGCAATTCGCACACGGCCATGTAATTCGGCACTGTCGTTCAGCGTCGGAGGGGTTGCCTCAAAATTGGCAACCAGATCGGTGTTTTTAGTACCCATTGGTCATCCCTCCTATGTTGGATCGCATTCGATATAGCCCACCAACTTTTCCTGCATCCGGGTTGCCCCGATAGCCATCGATGCGAAGACTTGCGTCGCATGATTTTTATCGGCCCGCTCAGAAATCTTGATGGACGGTTCAGCGCCTATGGCCAGCTTCATTCCGGCTTTTTGCCAGAACAAGACTTTGTGGTCAGAGTTGCTATCTGTACCAATGAGTTCCGTTCGGATGAAGGTAAATCCCATGAAGGAATCCACTTCCCCGTTTACCAAACTTTTCACAGTGGCAAAATCGGAACTAGTGACTTCAGTTTGACCTAAAAGGTTCTGAAGCTGTTTGGCGTTGATGATCATAAAACGATCACCATCTTCTGCCTCATTGGCGTCGAGGATTTGCTTGGCAGCGCGTAACTTGCCGACATTCAAACCCGTATCAGCAGCAGGGCTGATACCGACCTGGACATCAACAGTGTTAGAACTGTCGTAGCTTGTTGAGGTGCCACCGGCAACGCCCGTATAGGCGGTCCCGTCAGCAGCCGAAACAATTTGCTCATCCATCGCACGGCCCATAGCCCAGGCAGCAGCCGAAGCATAGGGGCTTTGCGGATCGATAAGCATACGAACACGATCTTCATCATCGATGAGATCTGCCCAATCAAAGTCGATAAGGCTGACACGACGCCTTGCATGGGGCGTGTCCATCCTTGGAGTGTCACTGTGACGTGACGTGCGCTGTTGAGCGGCAGTTGACATTGTGTTCGTTGAAGTGCGCGACTACTTCAACCGCTTTCGCTGCTGCATATCGCTATGCAGATCAGATCATATCATCATCCCTATGGGATGCTCTGCGCTTCGGGCCGCTTGGCCCTACTCCCTTTCGGGATGATCGTTGCACCTTCCCCTTGCAGGGCTTGGATCAGGATTACCTACTTGAGGCTTCCCCTGAGTTCACAGAGTTTTCATTGGCCAATTACTTGACCACGCGGCTACAACTAACCGACTTGCTCAAAGAAAGCGTTCTTGCCCACGACGGTTTCAACTCCAACCGACTCACGCAGACGAGAACCTTTCTGTTGAACAAGGTGTTCGACATTCCCTTTATATTGCTCAACAAACGCTGTAGTGATTTGAACTGACACTGGTCAATTCTCCTTCTTCACTGGTTGCGTTTAGGGTGAAAGTGGTTGTCCCGTGCGGGGCCACGCGCCGTCTTTCCGGCGGTCAAGTGTCGGGCCGAATGGTTATCCGACAGATACGTTTTGCGCTACGACATCAGTGCCGTAGGCCAATTCTGCTAATCTCTTATCTTTCGCCACCAGGGCTTTATGCTCTGGATGGGCGTTATCCCAGAAGGCGGGGTTTGCCCGTAGCTGGGCCATTTGTTCCTTCGCCATTTCCGGCGTTGTGCCAAACTGTCCGGCGCTCTCGCCTTCCTTGAATTGCGGACCACTGCCCAGCGTCATGCCGATCTTGGCAAAGGCGCGGACAATATGCGGGTTTGATCCCAGGCCGGATTGATCCAGGACCTGTCGCAATTCATCGGAACCGTATTCCCTCAAGGCACGTTTGGCCGCTTCTACCCGTTGCGGAAATGCGTTGCCGTATTCTTTCTGCAACTCGCCTTCCCATTCGGCTTGCTGGTCTGCCGCCTGGGTCTGCGCGGCTTCCGCTTGGCCCATCATGTTTTCAACAAAGCGGTCATGCAGCCCCTGGGCCATCTGTGCCGGTAATTTCATTTCATGGGCAGCAGTGCGAAACCAATCGGACAAGTCCTGATTGTACGCTTCAAAA